TTTTTTTCTTTTAAATCAGGAAAGAGTAAGATCTTAAAGAAAAGGATAAATCAAGGAGGATACTATTATGTGAATTTATGTAAAAATGGAAAGTATAAATCATTTTGTATTCATAGATTGGTCGGTATTTACTTTGTTGATAAATATGATGAAAATTTAAATGTTTTAAATCATATAGATGGAAACAAATTGAATAATAACTATGATAATCTTGAATGGTGTACACTTTCTTATAATACTAAGGAAGCCATAAGATTAGGGCTGTTTAAAATAAGAAAGGGTGAAGAGTCAAATTTATATAGTGGAAAGATAAATAATGATGTGGCTAAAACGATAAGGGATATGAGAAATAATCGCAATATGTCTTATGGAGAAATAGCCGATATTTTTGATTTATCACGCGCTACCATAATTAATATTTGTAAAAATAGGATTTATACATAAATTTTATCCGGTAGTATCCCCTCAAGCTTATACCTTGTAGAAAGGGTAGTTGGTTACACGTGGGTTCAAATCCCTCCGGGACCACTGTCCAATGGTGTAGTGGTAGCACAACAGATTTTGGTTCTGTTAGCGGAGGTTCGAATCCTCCTTGGATAACGATTAAGTTTTTGTGGAAATGTTAATTATCTGAATGTTTGCGGTGTGTGAACATAGCAAACATTAAATAGCCTGGTAGTTAAACGGATATAACAAAAGTTTCCTAAACTTTAGTTCCGGGTTCGACTCCCGGTTGGGCTACATGGCTTGTTGGATGAGTGGTTTAGTCAGGGATCTGCAAAATCTCGTAGGGCGGTTCGATTCCGCCACAAGCCTCTAAAAAAGTAAGACAATGAACTACCCAGAGCAACAAATGCTTAAGATCCTTAATAGGGATCTGTTAAGTAATCCGATGTATGTTATTAACAATCTTCATATATATGATTGGGAATCTGACTTCCCGGCCATAACAAGATCATTGTACGCTTATGAAGTAGAGGTTAAGATGTCTAAACAAGATTTCTTTAACGACTTCAAAAAGGATAAAAAACATAAAGTTCTTAAGGACGGCATTATTAAGGTAGGTGGTGTCATAAGCTATCCTCCAAACTATTTCTACTACGCCTGTCCGCCTAATATGATTGACGTAAATGAAGTTCCGTCTTATGCCGGGCTGATTTATGTCGATGTTAGTAAAAATAGGAAGAACGTCGTTAAGGTAGCACCTTTAATTCATAGACAGAAGTTTGATGTAGTGGGTAGGAAACTGGTGGATAAGTTTTACTACAATATGCTTACGATCTTCCGTAAAGCCCCTGCTTTTAAGCAGGGGATCAATGATTCTTTTATTCATATATGTATTTTTAAATAATTGATTCTGATATATGCCAAAAAGTTATTATTATATTTGTATCATAAATGTGGTTAAAAATGATTTCATACAAATATAACATATATTATTCAAAGAAAACGAAGTATCTTGATAAGATGCTCCGCGAATGTTGTTTTGTGTGGAATCATGCGTTAGCTTTACGGAGAAGATACTATCGGATGTTTGGGAAATACATATCAGTAAACAGGATGCAAAAGTATTTCTCTAAAAGAATTAAGAGAAATCTACTTCATTCCCAAATAGTACAAGAAATCCTTCAAAGGTTAGATTCTGCATACAATCGCTTCTTCAAAAAGTTAGCGAAACGACCACCTAAGTTCAAATCACCTGAGAAGTTCAATTCTTTTGTTTTCAAACAGGGTGGTTTTAAGCTGAATGGAAACGTTATCACAATTAATAAGAATAAGAAAAGATTTAAATTCTCATCAAGTAGAAAGTATGAAGGCAATGTAAAGCAAATCAGAATAATAAGAGAAACATGCCGTCGTTACAGTTTGATAATCATTACAGATTATAATCCTGTTTCATCTTACGGAAAGACACATAATGGTGCATCTGTCGGATTGGATTTCGGACTTAAAACTTATTTCACTGCAAGTGATGGTAATAATGTCATTTCTCCGTTATTCTTTAAACAGTATCAAAACAAGATCAAGAAATGCAATAAAAGGATTTCTAAATCTGTTAAAGGATCCAACAATAGAAAAAGGAGACGTTTTGAACTTCAACAAACGTACAGGGAAATTGAAAATCTACGTAATGATTTCCAATGGAAATCATTACATGAACTTTGTAAAAAAGTATGATTTCATTTTCCTTGAAACGTTAAACATTGAAGCAATGAAACGCCTATGGGGGAAAGAAAATATCTGATTTATCCCATTCATCATTTATTAACAAACTGGAGTATGTTGCAACAAAATATGGTGTAACAGTCCATCATATTGATAAATGGTATCCTTCTTCTAAAACTTGTGAATGCGGGCATGTTAACAAAGAATTATCATTAAAGGACCGCACATGGGTGTGCCCCAGGTGCGGGTCCGTAAATGATCGTGACTTGTTAGCATCTAAAAACATTCTTCGGAAGGGCATTTCCGAATTGGAGAGTATGGGTAATTCCAGCGGTAGAAATACCGGGGTTCCATACGTTTGTATTCAAGAATCCCATAGCCTTTAGGCGTGGGAGTATGTCAATTGGAAGAAAAGAGCTATTTCAAACGTGTATGCTGACCCAGCCAAGGAAAGAGAGAAAGGCGTGCGTGCCGGAGCTGAGGCTGTGAGGAAGTCGGCCTGGGATGCGTTCAGGGCGCAGTGCCCGCACATTGCTTTCCCCTATGGAAAAGAATTTCCGATGTGTGACGATCACGAACAAGATCATCCCATGAGAGACTGCATACTTCAGTGTGAAAAAGGTAGAATATTTAAAAACAGATTGAAATGAGCACCCCACGTGAATTAAGTAGAATAGCTAATAGGATAGCCGGTAAGATGACTGATGATGGATGGGTTAGCCCCGGTAGAAAGAATCTTGTCTCCGATAAGAAGGTTATGGAATTAATAGATTTGATCTTTAATGAAATATGGAGGGAATTAGATGACGGGAAAAGAGTCCATATCAGAAAACAGATGATTTTAAAAAAGATTTTTGTCAGTAGGCAAAAAGATAAATACTACATACAATGCATAGAAAAAAGGGACGCCAAATAGACGCCCCTTTTCTTTTTCTGTAAGTAATTGTTATTTCATTACTTTCCTTACCAACTTAGAAACAGCTTGCTTGATAGTCCACCTGATGTTTGCATTAACATTGATAGTCTGAGGAGTACCGTTTGCATCCAAGTTAATTACCTCCTTGTCTATCTCCAAGAACGGATCACCTGCTGTCTGGGTAATAACCGTATTAGCTGTCTGACCACCAGCGGCCGTCACCTTAAGAGTATTTACCAGATCGTTTACATTAGTGTTTTTCGGAATACCGGAGAATACGATACTGAAAGCAAATCCCCCTGTTGCACCAGGGTCGTCGGCAATAACAGCACCGTTGTTGGTAGCTTTGCCTGCTGCCTGATAACTGGCAGGTATTTCCAACGTCAGAGGATGAGACTTGTCTGGAGTTAAGGAGAACGTTAATTTAGTTGAGTTACTTGTACCGTCGATTGTTACAGTGCCACCTTCTTTCCCTACAGATGCAGTAGGATCTATTTTTACGAACTCAGCTACCGGAGCTTGGTTTATGGTAGCACTTTTCTTAACACCCCCGGATTCGGCACCAAATTCTGCTCGTAACGTACGCTGTACACGACCTTCGTATTTTTCACCTGATACGGTAACCGCCTGATCACCGTCACCTGATCCCGGATTGAAGGTTACAAAACCTATTTTCATTTCTGCCATGATATAAATGATTTTTTTTAGTTAATTAATATCTCGACAAATATAGTTTTATTATACGGAAATCCTATTATTGATCTTCATAAATTAAAACTATCTTTATCCCAAAATAAGACAATTACGAGAAGAAGATTTTTTAACAAAATAGGGGGGGGGGTATTTACCTACTGATAATTTTATAGTTTTTGATAAATCTGTATCAGATCCGGCTAATATAACAATAAGCGAAGACAGTGATTTTTTAAATAGGTTGATTACCAGTGGCTTTTATAGAGTTCTTTGCAAGAGCGCTATGGGAGGAGGAGAGGTTTTTGTATGTAGGTTGAAGGAAGACAACAGCAATTTGTATCTTGATGGCAGTCAGGCTAATCTTACCGGACCAGAAGGTGATGTGATGGTCGTTTTCTTAGAATTTTGGTATAAATGGTATAAGGTGGATGATAATAGATTTCTTTATCATTTTGCTGATCATGATATTGACGGCACTTACATCCATGTCCCGGAATCTCTTGTTGGAGCATATAAAGGATATGTATCTTTGAATAGATTATATAGCTGGAGTGATGTTACTCCTACGGCTAACGTATCATTATCTGATTTCAGAAGTTACGCAAAAGCACGTGGTACCGGATACCAGGTGATAGATTTCCAACAACATTGCGTGATTGCTATGATGTTGTATGCTAAATACAAAACACGTAACTTGCAAGGCGTATTAGGACCCGGTGGCGCAACCAGTGATCCGGCTACAACAACGGGAAGCAGCAACGCAACCGGTGGTGCGGATACCGAAAACGAATATTCAAAGTACGTTTGTGGCTTAGGACTTGAAGGCGTATTTGGTGGTATCTGTGAATGGGTTGAAGGTGTAGAAATAAACAACCGAGTTTGGAAAATAACCGATCCTGACGGTTCGACTCGCAACGTGAACGCCGGGACTGTCAGCGGTTGGATAAAAAATATAGCAGCCGAAAATGGTCCGTTTTTTGATGTGGTGCCTACAAGAGTTGGCGGTAGCAATTCTAAATATTATTCAGATCGCTATTATCAGGCATCGGACAATTCCCTTGTTTTGGCTCGCTCCTATTTTGATTCGAATGCGTATGGCGGCGTGGCGTATTCGGGTGCTGGTAAATATGCGTCGAGCCAGGATTTGGCCTACGGTTCGCGTCTTGCTTTCCGTGGGACCATATCCGAAGTAAGTCCGGAGCAGTTTAAAAAATTACCAGCATTATAATATCATATTTTAACTGTTTTTAAATAGTATTGTTGATATTATTATGTATGTTTGCAACATCAATATAAAATATTATAACCATGAAAGTAGATTTTTTTAACAGTAAGGATTTTTTAGGATCTAAAACTAAAGAAAGCAAGATCCGGAAGTTATCAATCAGCAAAAGTAAGATAATGACTATCTCTGTCTATAATTTGAATTGGATGGGGGTAACGGATGCGGTTGTTATCGGCTTAGAAGAAGGGAAGGTATTTGAAGGAGTTGAAAATACGGTCTTTTATCTGTCTGCTTCTGATGTTGAAGACGAGAGATCGTTTAAGGTAAATAACCTTGGTGTAAAATACAAGAGAGTTTACTTAAAAGACCTGCTCGATTATCTTGGATGGGATATAGGAGAAAATTCTTATGCTGTGTATGATATTATAAAAGAAGACAGTAATCTGTTCCGTCTTCAGCTTAGGGTGATAAAAAAGAGTAGGAGTGAAAAATTATGAACGATGTAGATATTAAAAACAAAAGAATACTGCTATTCGATTTTGACGGGACGCTTATAGAAACCGCTTCTGGGAATACGTTCGCTACAGACTTGACAGATATGAGGATTAAGATGGATGTGGTGAATAAGGCTCTTGACCTCATGTAGGAGAACGGTGTTAAGGTATTTGCTATCGTAAGCAATCAAGGAGGAGTAGAAGCTGGGTTTGTTTCTGGAGCTGATATTGAAGCTAAGATAGAATACGTACTGAGGTCCGTACATGATCTGGCGGTAAAACGTGGCATAAGAGGCGTCCTATATGAAAAAGGTTGTGTTATTCAAATGACGAACAAAATCCGATGAGGAAGCCTAACACGGGCATGATTGATGATATTCTTATGAAGTGTAAAGACACGGTAATGCGTGGTATGAACTTTAGTCAACTTAAGGGATGTTCGTTGATGGTCGGGGGCGCCAGTGGTCTGCCAGGTCAGTTCTCTGATTCGGATAAGGTATGTGCTTATAATGCTGGTATTGACTATATGGATATTACTACGTTTTTGGATAAAGATCTTGATTTAGAATATGTATTGTCCAAAGAACATACAAGTGAAGGAATAGTTATTTTAAATAATGGCTATATATATATCCTTGAAAATCCATATGGTGTTGGTCTTAATATAAAAATCACTTTAAAAGATTTTTATAAGATTGAAACCGATGATGGAAAAAATGCAACCGTAGATGATGTGCTGAATATAAGGATTGATAAAGATCAGAATTTCAATTCATATAGTGATGTTGTAAAGATAGAGGTATTAGAAGACGGTAGTATCAAATATATAAGTTTGTATCATGAAAGTAAAGAAAGCAGCGATAGTCTATCATAAATCGGATTTAGATGGCGTTGTATCGGCAGCCATCGCAACCATGTACGAAAACAGTAAAGACAGGGATGTTATTTATATCCCGTATTCGTATGAAGATGATGTTAAGAAAGTTACCAGCAAAGTGCGTGACTTAGATGTTGTTTACGTTCTTGACGTGTCTTTCGGAGCCGATTCTAAAACGATTTTTAAAGATTGGCTTGATGAAGGAAAGAGCCTGATGTGGATAGATCATCATAAGGGAATTATCGAAGATAGTAAGACATGGGGGTTCGTAGTTCCAGGGTTGAGGAGGGTCGGCGTCGGTGCGTGCGCTCTGGCTTCGGACCTGCTTATGGGGAAGGTGCCGGCGATCGTCCGGTGTCTGTCAGACTACGATGTGTGGAATAAAGAATCCGGTTTAGGCTGGGATACGGTAGTAGCCGTTCAGTATGCCTTGAGATCAAAAATAAGACTCAATGTGTTAATAGCATTGTCGTATTTGTATGATCATTTTAAAGAAAATATGAAGGACAATGAGGTGGATTTAATTTTCTATGATCTCGCTAAAGAAGGACGTGCTATAATTAATTACATGGCCGGCAAAAACGAACAAGATGTAAGTAGGTATTCGTTCGAAGCTTACGTAGACGAGGTTAAGGTCGTGGCGATGAATACCACCGAATTTAGTTCTAAAGTATTTGATTCTCTTACACCTGAATGGTTAGATGGTAGAAAAATTAAAGCCTTGATGCCATTTTGTATCATGCCAGGTGGTAAAGTCCGGTTCTCTCTTTATGAATGCGTAGAAGACGGCGTAGATTGCTGTGAGGTAAGTAAAAGATTCGGTGGTGGAGGACATGCTGGTGCTGCTGGGTTTGTGCTTGATGTCACGGATATCAGATTCAGGGAATTTATAGAAAAACATAAACTTATATCACAATGAAGTGCGAACTGTATCAATTTACCCCAGAAGTCTATCCCTTTAATCTGTGGATATATGTAGGTAAAGATGTTTCTGGTATGGTAGAGTGTTTCAATAACGATTTTAGTTACATAGATAATAGTATGGGCGCAACCATAACCGTACCATATGGAGGATGCAAATCAGATCCTTGCACAGGATTTTTGATATGGTTTATTAATAAGAACGTTATTGATTTTAACACAGTCTCACACGAGGCAGTCCATGTGTCTCTCAACGCATTTGATTTCTTAGGAGAAAAAGTAATGAAATCAGAACCTTTCTGCTACCTCGTTGGATGGGTGGCAGGAAAGTGTGAAGAAGTAAAGA